AGTCAATATCTCCGATTTGTCGTAATACTCCACATCCCCAATGTTCTGCGGCTTGTACCCGACAAGGACTGTCTCGTTTGATTTCAGCTTTTTCGACATTGTGATATCCGAGGATTCAATGCAGCCCTCTACCGTACCGCCATATGGATGTACAATGCTCACCACATCGCCTGGGGATTCGCTTTGCACCAGCACATCGCTTACAATGCGCTCGTTGCAGGAATAGTAGTTTACAAGGCGGTCGGCAACGGCGTTTGAGTTGGCAAGCGAAACAAGCGTCGCGCTCTCAACCTTTACCACGCTGTCCGACTGGTCTATCAGGTCCCGCGTTTTCGGTGCGATATCCTTGATCACCTGTCTTGTGGTATGCACATACTTCTTGCCCGTCAGCTTCCCACTACCCGCAGTTACAATCGCGTAATTTGCACCGGATTCCGTAATCCTGAATCCGTCTGCAACAAGGTCATAACACGGCTCGTCAAATGTGATCTTATCGCCAGCCGATGCGGTACCCTCAAACAGGTCTACTGTTTCCGTCGCGGTCTGGTTATAAGCATGCTCGGTTACGATAACCTGCGTCACGGGCGTTGCGTATTCGACCGAGCCGCCGCTGTACATATGGTCTGCATCGATCTCCGCTGACTGGGAATCCCATAACCCCTCTATGCGGATTACCCCGTTATAATCCACCTTGAGCGTTGCGCCGATCGCAAACAGGACTTGCGTCAGGTTCTCGCGCTTTGTGGCGATGGGGAGCCAGCCATACAGCTTGATACTCTTGATATTGTTCTTTACAATAACGAGATACGGACTGCAAATATCCGTAACCACCTCGTCTACCGTCTGGCCGGTATAGATGCCTCCGTTGTGATAGGATTCGTCTAACAGGCCGACGGTGGAGGTGCAGTCAAAGCGGTAGGTGTTGATATTCTCTCTGGATATCTTTTGGACATAAAAAGTCCCCATTTGCGTATCATCGTGAAAATACGTCAATGGGGTATTCCTTTGAAATTGTGTCAGCGTCGTATCGTCGCTTGTTACCTCAAAACTGAACGCGTCGATCTCAAGAGAACTCGACAAAAGCGACCGCGCGTAGTAAGGATTGCCGCTTTTTATTGCGGATTCATCAAATGTTTTATCTAAGTATTTGATTATATTTCCCATATTCATGTCCTCTGTGGTGCCATTGCAACAAACTTAACGGAAAGCCCTGTCCAGTAGGTTTCGCTTGCGTTTTTGCGCGCAAGCGTATCCTGTCCGGTTGTCACATACATTTCAAAGGTGGACATGCCCTGACCATACGGTAAAATGGCCATATGGCTGTCAACCGGAGCAGAAAGCACTTCATACAAGCTGTCATAGTCTGAATAGTGGCCAATCTTGGGGTATATCTGCAATTCATAGTTATAGAATGTACCTGTAATATCTCGCGTCATTCGGCCAGACGTAAGGCGGCCTGCATTTTTACCGTCCAGTATATCAAAGCTGCGCTTTACGCCACCGGCGGGAACGAGTACGTCATACTCCACATCATCAACGGTCAGGATCATAGCGCACCCCCTGTCACAAGATTCATCCCTCTGCGGCGCGTTTCGGATGAATTATAGTTTCCGGTAATGCGCGCGAATTTCTGACCATCAATGTACAGATCGATAGGCGCATTCCCATTCGCTCCACCGCGCTCTGCCAGAACCTCGGAAAGCGCTTGTTTGATCGTTGAAAGCGGTGCTTCAATATTTGTTCCTGCTTTTTGGTCGCCCAGAACGGCGAGGAACTCATTATTCGGGCTGATTACTGCGCCGGATGCGAGATGGGGAAGATTATCAAGAGAGTATGCGGACATCGCATACCCCCCTATGCTTCTACCGCTGACAGAGGCACCAGTTGCAGCCCTTTTATTTGCGCTATTGATATTGTGGATAACCATTGCAATTCCCGTTGCGATTGATGCAGCGGCTAAGAGCGCGCCTGCGGGGCCAGTGATTGCCCCAAGCGCAACAGCCAACGCTGCTACTGCTGCCACAACACCATATATGACTGTCGTTACCTTTTCTAAGGTTGTCATGTTTCCCCATGCTGCTGTAACAGATATTACAAGCCCTAAAATCGTAGCCAGAACAACCGCCATCGGATTAAGCGATGCAACTAATTTGGCTATTCCGGATATAATTCCTGCAATTTTCCACGCAGCAACAAATGCCACAACCAATTCGATTAATGTTTGTATTACTTCTGGATTCTCTGCCAAATAATTAAACAGATTTGTTAGGAGGCCGAGTAATGCAGGAAGTGCAGTCTGGGTCACCCACGTAAGGAAGGGCAGTACTTTGCTTTGCCATATTGATTGAACCGCTATGCCTATCGCGTCTACTGCACCCTTGAGTGAAGTTAAGGTAGACGCAACAGCGGAAAGAAGCGGCTCAAAGTTGATGCTTGCCGCCCAAGCCGCAGTCGCTTGCACGATACGGTCAATTGTGCCGACAATGCTATCAATAATGCCAAGAATCGCTTCCCATATCTGAACGCCGTTGTTGTTGGCCTCCCATGCAATTTGAAGCTGTTCTGCTATATTGCCGATAGCCGTAGCGGTGTTTTGCACGATGGAAAGAATATGCGAGAAAATGGATTGCCCCAATCCCGCTTCATTCCACGCTATCAAAAACGCCTGTCCTATGGAATTTGCAAAGCTGGCTATCTGCTGTACCATCGTCATGATCGCGCTCAACATAGCCTGTCCGGCATTACCATTTTCCCACGCAGCGAGGAACGCCTGACCAATGGATGCTATGATCTGGATTATGGTATTGAGCAGATTCATCAGGGTTTGCAACATTTGTTCGCCGACGTTGTTCTGCTCCCACGCCGCCCTAAAGGCATTTGCAATAGCGCCTACGATGTCAAGGATGGTTTGAAGCAGAAATTGCAGGTTATTCAGTGTTGCTACGCCCGTGCCATTCGTCCAAATACTCATGAACGACTGGCCAATTGCAGAAACCATGCCTTTCAGGGCTTCCAACGCGGCTTTCGCTGAATCAATAGTCGCCTGCCCATATTGCGCCCACGAATCCTGAAACACTTTCCAGAAGTCGGTCAACCATTGCGGCATGGGGATTTGTGAATAATCCGTATCAAATTGCGGTTCGCCTGGCTTCGGCTGCTCCTGCTTCTCCGTGCCATTGCCGAGCTTTTGAATGGTGTCGAAGCTGGCAAGGGCTTTTTCCGCATCCTTTGTCGCCTGCGTCGTCTCTTCCGTCGCCTGCGCCTGCTGATGCAGGGCATCCGCATTCTCCTGCGCCTTTTGTGCGGTAGTGCCAAATACAGACGCAACAAACTGCGCCATCTGCGCCGTGACCTGCGCCAAGGCTTTCATCAGCATATTGAGCCATGGCAGGATAGTGTCATAGATCGGCTGAAACGCCGTCAGCAGATTGCTCTTGATCTGGCCGAATGATTTTGCGAAATCCTTATTTGCAAGCAGCGCCTTTCCCAAATCCTCGGTTAAGGCAGTCAGCGCCCTCGATATAATATTGAAAAACAACGCGCCCGCAACAATGCTGCGGAGACGGACTGCAACGGCACTTGCCTTTTTTCCGGTCTTATCGAGCGCTTTGGCGCTGGATTTCCCGAATGAACTGATTTTGTTTTTCGCCTTATCAGCCGCCGCCCCGATGCCGCTGCCGAGATTCTTTTTCAGGCTCCCGAAAGTGTTGGCAAGGGCAGCTTTCAGCTTGCCTATAACACTGTTGTTCTGCCTGATTTTCTCATTTACCGTATTCGAGAAGTCGGAAAATTCAGCTTTTGACTGTTGCAGCCCCGCGCGCATGTTCTCAAGCTTGACCTGCTCATTGGACAAATTACTCTCAAGATTCTGCCCAACCGTGCTGTTCCGTGCGCTCTCAACCGTTTCTGCCAGCGTTTGACGAAGCTGCGCGGCTTTTTCATCCGCTTTTCTCAATCCCTCGGCGAGGCGGTCCGATTCTGCGGTAAGGGCATTCAACCTTTGCGCGGATTCAGAAAACTCTTCCTGTGGAATCGCGCCCACGGCAGCCTGTTTGAGCTTTTCGCTATATTCGGCCTGCGCAGAATATGCTTTTGCGTTTACCTCTTCAAGCTGCTGCGCCAGCTTTTTTGCCTCGGCTTCCGTCGCTTCCAAATCAGTCTTCATTTTCAGCCCGCGCGCGCCGCCAGAGGACACTTTTTCCCATTGCGCGGCAAGCTTCTTGACTTTCTCGGCCTGACGCTCTACGGCGGCAGTCTGCTTCTCAATGTCCTTTGACATTTGGGCGATCTGCTTTTTGGCCTGTTCGTCGCTTACGGTAGCTTCTATTCTGATGGAGCCGTCTGCATTTGCCATTCAATCACCCCTTTCGTTCAAAATGGGTATAAGAAAACCACCCTACGATGTGTAAGGTGGTCTATGTGTTGAGTTGTTTCTGCCTTGACTTTGGCAGCGCGCATGATATAATATAGATACAAAGGGCGCAGTCGGTAGACGGTTAGCCCCCTGAAGCATTAGAAGTAGCCGCTTCATTTGGACGTGAGGGCGGCTACTTCTTTTTATTGTCTAAAATACGCTCGATAAGTACGAGTACAATGACAAGTATTACGAGATATTCCATACAACCGCCCCCTTTCAGGGGCAAGACTTAACCGCCTACCGTTGGCACGACTGCGCCCGCCCCCTTATGGGGGCTTTTTTATTATATCATAGCGCGTTGTCCAGTGTCAATTTATAAGGTTTTTTGCAAACGAAACAGAAATTACCCATCAAACTGCGACCAAAACGCTTCTACTGCCTCTTTTTCTTCATCAGAAAGCGCAGGCGCGGGGGTCAGATTCCGCTTCAACCGTTCATAATCATGCTTTTGCTTGCCCTTCATTTTGCTGGTATCAGTACCCCGTATCTGTATGGCATGCGATAGTGCGCTGCTTTCATCAAGGCTATCTATCATTGCCATAAACTCGAACCAGTGCAGCTTGGTTTTATGCAATTCGATTCCAAACGTTTGTCTGAATGATGAATACAGCCGCGCTGCGTCAAAATCGAACCACATAAGGCGCTTGCCGCCGCTTTCCATCTCCTTTTCCTCTCCGCAGCGCATGAACCACGTCAGGCCAGCAAGCGCAGTTTCAAGCGGCGGCAGGCTTTTCCCATAGAGGAGGCACAGCGCAACCCATATCCGATCTTCTTCTGATAGATTGGGATCATCCAGAACGAGGGATACCTGGATGCCGATACGGTAATCCGTCCGGATCAGATATCCCTCATAATCCTCTGGAAGCCGGTCAAGCAGCATGTTATACACTGCCGACACGCTCCGCACTGTACTTGTTCATATTGGCGACACGCTTGTTGGTATGCTCCTCAATAAACGGCAGCAGTTTGGTAAACAGTTCAATGAACATATCAGAGGACGGGAGAACATCACCAAACACCTTTTTGCAGGTATCTTCCCCGATCAGCGCATCCGTCTTATCGCGTACTTCCTCATCGAACTTTACAACGTCGTCAATTGTTTCTGCAATATCGGCTTTCTTAGCTGAAATCGCCTCTGCCCGCGTTTTGATATCGTTCAGAAGCCCATAAAAGCCTTTTACAAAACTGTCGTCAGACAGCGGCAGGCGGATCGTGTCGCCCGCGTCGTTTACCTCAATCACCTTAACGCCATTGTTAATTCTGATACTGTCCATTTATTACACCCCTACTCCATCAGCCGTAAATGTCGGTTTGCCAGACGTAATTTTTACCGTCCCTGGGATCGGGTCGCCTACATAGTTGAGCGTAAACTCCAGCGTCGGTGTCTCACCGCCCGCGCCGCCATAGGTATCGACCTGTACGGAAACCTCCTGTACTTCTGCCTTGTATGTGATATCAGGGCTTTCTCCTGTAGAATCCCACATATCAATATTGAGCAGCCAGGAATGCGAACTTCCGAGAGTGGCACGGCTTCTCCGCTTCTGGTTCACATACTCAAACACCTCGTCGCCCTTCGTACACTGCTGGGATACGCTCATGGTGGGCTGGTATCCGGTAATTTCCGTTGTGGCCGATTCCGAGATAATGTCCTGCTCAGTTTCGGTCTGCGCGCCATAGTCAGTTGATGCCTCGGTAACGTTTTTGCCAAGACGCGCCCATGTTGCTGCCGAATATTCTCCAAACGTCTCTCCAACATCAAGAAAATGTGCAATCAGCGGTCTTTTAATTTTTTCTGTTACTGCCATATTAACCTCCTACTTCATATTCCATTGTCATCAGGATTTGATAATCTTCAACTTTATCTTCGTACCTTGCAAGCAGGCTCGCGGAAGATGTGCGCTGCACGGTGGTGACGGTTTTCCCATCGTCCAAGTCTGGCCAATTCTCCTCGGCCCATTCGCCAAGTTTATTCAACTCGCTTTCCGCGTCTAACCGTTCTTCGCTATCTGTGGGCAGGGACCTGTACAGTATCCCGAATTGGTACTGTGCCTCATAGCTTCCATCAATGTACTGTGCTGTCTTATACGCCCCCTGGATGGTCGTCAAGCTTATCCCTGACCTTTCCGGCGGGAGATATTCAAACTCGATAGCAGGGCTATGCTTTTTCAGCCACAAAAGAACGGCGCGCGATATGCTATCCTGTTCGCGTGCCGTTACATAGCTTATCTTTTTACTTGTCGGCAAGGATTTTCTTCACCCCCTGCTCCCACTTCTCTTCGTTCACGGCTTTGCTTACTTCAAACCAGTGTGAGGTCGCTTGTGGATGCATTGACTTATTAAATATTAAGTTCTTATCTGTCAGTGCTTTCCTTGAGCCTTTTCTGGCATAGCTACTTCCCGTTTCAGGGTCTATCATCAGCTTCCCATAATACAAATAGCGCGCATATGGCATTGCATATACAATTGCATTCCCGTCACGATGGACATTGGTTGATAAGGCTCCAGTGAGCGCAGGCACAAATTGGTCGGTGTCTTTAATAATTTCTTCTTGCAACCAGGCATTCGCTTTTTTTATCCGTCCATCCAGCACATCATCCGGAATATCGATAGCAAGAGAATACCGTATCATTTACCACCCACCTCCCAATGCTGCATCTGCGGCGAGCCATAGTCATACCGCGCAACCGAAGTCACGCGGTACACCTCATGCTTCTCCCTGTTCGCCTGATAGCTCCCCTCGTCCGGAACGTCGCCATAGGCGAAGTAATCCGTTTCAGGGTCGAGCCGCAAATCCGGCGCAACGGAAAACGGGATATGCAACGTCACTGTATCCGCACTGTTCATCGCCGTTTTGGAAACGGATGTGCCGCGCGTAGATTCCAGCAGGACACCGGAAAGGACTGTCCGGCCGGACGGCTGGAACAGGGTCACAGTGTGGGGTAATCGCATGTCCCACACCTCCGTCCCCTGTACAACATGCCCGTTCTTGCAAGGTACTGTGCTGCAGCGCTTTTCAATTGTGTTTGGGATTCCTGCGATGCCTCCGCACCGCCACGATAGCTTACAGACCACGAGCCTACGCTTTCGCTTTGCTTTTCCTGTTCTTCAATAGAACGAGATTGGTACGCATCGATCACGCGGTATTGTTCCGCAACAGCGCAGCAGGCCATTTTCAACGCATCAAGGCTGGGGTTTTCCCCCGCCCGTCCCTGCGTGTAGTAATCCAAAAAGGAGCTTGCACGCAGCGCAAGGCGAGGGAAATCACTTTCTGTGATGTCTGTTCCCAGATATGCTGTTTTGTAATAATCATAGTCTGCGTAAACCATTACGCGCCCTCACTTTCTTGCACGGCTCTTTGATTTGGTCTGCGTCTCAAAAGATGCCTGCTTAAAATTGAACGTTACCACGCTGCTATCGTCTACGATCACTTCAAACGTGTCATTCCGCGACACCCTGAATATGATGTCTGGATCGAATACGATATCCTGCTTTGTGGGTGTCCCATTTTTCTTGAATGTCATTTTGGTTCCAGATTTGGTGAGGTGGAACGGAAAGTAATATCCGGCTTGCTCCTCCGGCTCGCTGCTAAATCCAGTAAAGCCAGTCACATAATGGAACGTGCCGACCACTTCTCCGCTCTGATAAACTTTCAGATCGTTACCCACCATATCGGAAACCTGTTTCCCCAATAGGGTCTGACTGCCGGGGAAAAGGGTTAGAGTGTCAGACCCGATCATTCCCCCGCCTTGTAGCTGGCAAACGGGAACGGATTGGAAAGGCTGGCGTTAAACGCACTCTTGGGATTTGCAACCTCCCAACCGAGACGCATAACTGCACGAAGCGCAACCATGTCGTTCTGCATGAGGTTATATGTGATATCCTTGGTGGACGGGTCCTGAATCACACCGCTGTCAAAAATCTTGAAGGTCATGTCCTGCCGAATCGCATAGATAAGCTGGTTCCAGTCACCGACAATCATGAGGGACTTGGTTGCGTCAAACGCACCGTTGTTGGGGAAGTACATGTCCATTCCATCCAGCGCATAGCGGGTGCTGCCCTGCATATCGGTTTTGAAAATGGGCTGTCCGTTCGCATCCACAAGGCCGCGGAGCTTCGCCCGCATACTGATTGCTGCCATTGCGCCATTGGGGATGAATCCATCCTCTTCAACCTTGGCGATCACGCCGCCCTCTCCCATGATATCCTTGAAGATATTAGCGGTCGCGGTTACTTCGTTGCTCGCCGTGCTGATGGATGGGACAAGCCCATCACGCCAAGAGGTCGGCTTGTTGACACCAAACAGAATAGCGGCATCGATAACCTTTCCAAATGCTTCGGTCAGGCGCGGTCGAACCTCACCCCAAATGTCATAAGCACTGTCGTCCAGCACCGCTTCGGGGATAGGTACGATAACAGCGATTTCCTCTGCCGTGATTTTCTTATCTTTCCACGCCATCGTGGTAGTCTGCTTGAAAGCATTCTCTTCCGCACCGCTTGCAGTTGCCTCGCCGTTCACAAAGTACGCCGTGGGCAATGCGTCAAGTACATTGATGGTCTGCGTCTTGCTGCTCATGTTAGGCAGACGGCGAGCCATCCTAAGCACGGCACTCTCCGCAATCGCGCCCTGCATAATCTCGCGGGTCACAGGCTCAGGGATAAGCCCGCCCAATTTTGTTCTGTCAATTGCACTTACTGCCATAATCTAAGTCTCCTTTCATTTCAGCGCTCCACGAATGAGCGCGTTCATCATGCTGTTTTCCGTTTGTTCTTTTGTTCCGTTGCCGCCAACAGGCGCAGTCCAGTCGAAAGTGGGATTCTTGCGATCTGCTGTCAGTGCATCCACAGCCTGCTCGAAGGTGGTCTTGTCATCCACCATCTTTCCGGCTTTGAATGTGATAAACTCCGCTTCTTCGCCGGAAAGACCTTTTGAAGCGACGTAATAGCTGCGCCTCAGTTCTTCAAGTTCTGCTTGCGTGGTTGTCAGCATACCGGTAGCGTTATCCGCTTCGGTTGTTTTCGCTTTTAGCTGCTTCGCAAGTGTTGCGGCTTCACTTGCTTTGCTGTCAAACACGTCTTTCTTGACATACCCGCTTAAATCTACTGCATCGGGAATCTGTACGCCAAGAAGTGCAGCTACTTTTTCGTCGGCGGTCATGCCATCGAATCCCTCAATCGTACTGGTGTCAATCGTTGCCATGTCAATTCTCCTTTGGGTTTTTAAGACTTCTCTGTCTTGTTTTGGGTTTCCCGACTTCTCTGTCGTTTGGGTTTTAACGTCTTCTCTGACAAAATGGGTATAAGAAAAGCGCCATGCGTTCGCACAGCGTTTGACTTATTCAATTATTTTAGCGCGTTCCCATTGTTCCGGCAGCTTTGCCGCCTTACTGAACGCCCTGTATTTTCGTTGTAAGCGGGTGATGCGGGCTTTGGTTTCCTGTTCCCGCTCTACCATGCCAGCCGCATTGTAGCCGATCCTTCGGCGCTCCAGTTTGCGCAGCGTGCGCTCGATCTCGCGCTGCTTCTGCGTCGCTTCATATGCGGTATACCGCCGTCCTTCATAGGTGATAGGCGGCGTGTCAATTTCCTGAAGCTCCTTATCGGTATATGCCCGCTCGGATACACCTTCCAGAAAGGCGTACTTTCGGTGTCTGCAATTAGCTCCCTCCAATCCATCGACAGCGCCCAATCCACAAACTGTGTATATGTTCGGGTATTTGCTGTCCGAGCGCGTACTGTAAACTTTGCCTTGCCAGCTTTTATGATTTTGCCAGCCAGCGCCTTTATCGCGCGCGCCTCGATGGGCTGTGACCTCATACAGATCGGTTTCCAATACCTCCGCTGCCGCTTCCGAATATTTTGCGGTAACCTGATTCAGACCTGTCATAATTGCACGCCTTGCGGCCACATCCGCATGATCTCGGTGTCCGCTGGCATAATCTACAATGCTTATGCCGCTGTCCGCTAACTCCCGAACAGCGTCTTCCATTGCCTGCTGCACGGTAAATGAACCGGAATATACTTTCAGCTCGGCTTTATCGAGCGCCGCCTGATATGCCTTTGCAATGGGCTGAAATGTTCTCACGCTTCCACTCTGCACTGCAAAGCCAAGCGAACGGGTGATATTGCGGTATCCGTCAAGCGTCTGCGCCTTGATTATTGCAATATCCACAGCGGACACAAGGTGCGCTGGCATGGTAATGCTTGCTTTATCCGCTAAGCTATCGTAGTATCTCCGGCTCATATCGACTACTCTGTCAAGCGCTGCCTCAACCTGCGGAATTGTGCTTTTGGTATTTTCCGCTATGCACCTTTCTATATCATCCATATCCAAACCAATAGAGCGCAGGATGCGGATATCATTGACTGCTACTTCATTTAGCTCGCCTGTCAATCGGAACCGGCTGCATATCTCCCGCAGGATATCATTCTCCAACCCATGCACCGCATCTATGATCGGTTGCGGCGCAGCCTCCAGGTATTCCGGTGTAATGGGAAATTTCATTATTCAACTTCTTCCTGCGGTTCATCCGTCATATCCTCCATCTTCGGCAGCATCTTCTTGGCTGTCTCCTCGTCCTCGTTCATCCACTTAGCCCGAAACTCCCAATCATTCATAATGCCGGCGTTCAAAAGCTGCATGTCTCGTGCAAAGTCTGACTGCTTATCTTCGATAATACTGTCGTCAAAGTCTATGGATATTTCTACGTCCTCATTCAATCCTGCACTCATTGCTGTATTACCCAAATGCAGGATGATTCGACATAGTTCCACAAGCACCTGCTCCAGAATGATCTCATGTTTCTTAATGGTGCGAAACAGGGTGCTATTCTCGCTGACGACTTGGGTGGCGGTAGCCACGCTGCCTTGATCGAACCTGTAATGATTCTCTCCGAATCCGCACTTGCTGGATAATAAATTAAGCTGATCCTGTACCCCTATATTCAATTCTGCTGTTCGAAGCTGCGGGCTGATCGGCTCGACAACGTTTCCCTCTTTCGTATCCTCTGGCAATAGATAAAATCGGTTGTCTGCACTATTAACCGTTGGCTCTCCGTCTATATAATCCGTTGCTGGCATCTTCACCATTAGCAACAGCGCGCCATTGTCAAACTCATTTGCATAACAGTTATAAGCCTTGTCTACCCCTATCAGCACATCAACGGCATTCGCAAAGACAGATATTCCAAGCGGAATGGAGTAATCAAAGTTGTTTGCAATGTTGGGGCGGTCAATAACGAATTGACGTTTATCGGACTTTGTGTGTACTACAGACGGGACGCGTTCAAATCCCTGCACATCCGTCAACGATAATTCCGTATCCAAATTGTTGTTACGGTAGCGGTAAATTCGGTTCTCAATGTCATACAAGCCGTTGACCTTATGATGGATTTGCAGGTAGCAGTAATCCTCGCCGCTGACCGTGACCACGCTGGAAAAGGCGCACTCGGTGATAATGCCGTTCTGCCATGCGATAGGCCATATGTTTTCGATCGTAACATAGTCCAACACGATACCGCTCGCGCTGCCAGGGGTAGGACCTGCCTCTGTGGCTTCCATTCCTACCACACGCGGAATAAAAGCTACTGTGCCAAGCGCGAAGGCCATTTCCTGCAGTTCGTTTGACTTTACAAGAAAATTGTTTTCCTCGAATGTACGGTTTATAAATTTTTGTTCCTTTTCCCCCTCTAATGTGATAGAAACTTTCTCATTCATCAGGAGATTTGCCCAATCCTCACAGACTTTCTTTGCCATGCCAAGCGATGCTCTTTCGCATTTTGCCCATTCATGGCCATTGTACCTTCTGTAAGTATGGATGCCTTTTACTTTTCCTATATACCAACTTTTCCATTCATCTACTTTTCGGTAAAAGCTTTCGTCTACGGTAGAAAAGCCTAATTCTTTCAGCTTCCCAATTACATTCATGCGGTCGCCCCCATTATCCTGCATATACGTTCCAGTGCGTATCGCGTAGCATCTATCAAATGGTTGTCTTTGTCCGGATACCCGCTGATGATCTCGCCATCCTTATTTCGCTCATATTCGTAATTGACAAATTCATCGTAGGCATGTGGTGTGCGGCGGCGGTCAATGACTATCTTTCGGCGCTGCAACCACTTCATGCCATAATCTACGCTGCCAGGGCCTTTGACTGCTTCTTTTGCCGGAAGCCCCATCGCCCGATAATCCGCTGAAGACTTCGGCTCTGCGTTGTCGCATGTAATATAAGCGTCTCTATATCCTTTTTGCAGTATCAGCTTTCCGCTTGCATCGTTTGTCAGCTTGTTCTGATATATTTCGTCAATAAAATAAATCGTTTCTCTCGCTCTATCATAATGAAGCCGGATAAATGCAAATGGATCGGGAAACCATCCCCAGTCAACGCCTTGGTAGATGCGGTCAAAAGATGCGATTTCTCTATCTGTGATTTCACGCAATTCCAAATTCTCAAATACATTCCCGCCGGTACCGACTGCTTCCCCCAGATATTCGTGCCGGTATGCCCGCTCATCTGTGGCTTTCAGGTGTTCAGCTTCCGTGATAAACTGCTCTCCCAGCCATTCGGACGGTGCTTCAAGGTATGTGCTTTTGTGACACAACCTGTCTTTACGTTCTTCCAAGCTGTCTTTATTCGCCCAATTATCACGGCTGATAGGAGGGTTATAACTCTCAAAATTCCAAAACTTAGACCCTCCGCGCATAGTAGATTGCAGGATAGTTCGTATCTCTGCCCGACCGGCAAACTGGTCTTTCTCTTCAAAGTGTGTCACCGCGATATACCCAAACGGCACCTTGATAGACTTTATTTTCATCGGGTCGTCTGCACCGCGAAACATAATTTTCTGCCCTGTCGGTCGGTATATCAGTTCCATCGGTTGTACCTTTGCATCCCAATAGGCCGCCATACCCAACTCACCTATCGCCCATAAGTACTGCGCGTATACGCTATCGCGGATGGTATTGGCCACTTTGCGCAGCACAACAGCATGCGTTCCTGGATTGGCAATAAGTATCAGCGGGACAAGCAGCGATACGCAGGAAGATTTTAACGAGCCCCGCCCGCCAGATAAGTCGTAATGCGTGTGTCCATGTTGAAACACATCGCGAGCCAGGAAATGAAACGCAGGACCTATCACGGATGATAACTTAATTTCAGACATCGATTATCACCTTTACTCCATTGTCGTTTCCGGTTCCCGCTTCCTGTGTCGTCGTCCACTTATCGATCAGTGTGCCAAGGGCGGTTGTAATCTGTGCCGGTGTCGCCTCGGTCAGTTTATCCTCGCTATTCAATACATCCAGCCCTTTGTCAATAATCTCGCACACAACGCTGCGCTTACTTTCCATGTATGCTATGATATCAGCGGTATTCTCTTCCTTTTTTCGCTGCAATTTTTGTCTAATATCTGTATCATTCGTGACAATGTTCTTTACTGTCTGCCTTGATACGCCGTGGATTTTCGAGACGGCATTATAGCTGCCAAGTTCAACATAATCCGCAACTATTTTCTTCCTCTGTTTATCCGTCAGCCGCGCAGCCATAACACCACCCCCAATCTGCGCAAAACAAAACCGCCACCCGTCAGGATAGCGGCTTATGATATGTAACATAGTGGAAAGGGCTGGAATCGAACCAGCAACGTTGACCCGCGTCCGTCCCGCTTTTCCGTTAAGCTACCTTCCCATATACCCGCTTATCGCGGGTATCGCCTGCCCTGCACACACTACGCCAAGGAAAGGGATTTCCACCTCTCTTTGTCATGTATTTTACAGGCACATACATGGTGCGCGCTGTGCTGGTGCAGACGGTTCAGGCCAGACTTTTATACCCCGCTGCTGGCACGCGGCCTTGCTCATGAGCTTGCGCTTGCCCGTGTCTTCAGGTCCGCAGACCCTTAGTCCTCCGGTGCTTCGGCACTGGGCCTCACCTTGCGCGGGCGATGATAGCGTGTCTCTCTACGCCATCAATACCATCACCGAGCGTTTGTAACTCGGCTCTTTTGCCCCGCCGCCCTCATGCAGGCTTAGGGACGTATCCCCGCGTCCCCTACGTCAGTACCCCGCATGGAACGCAGAGCTTCGGGGATCGCAGGGCGGTGCTTGTAATTCTGTCTTGTGCGGGCACAAGGCGTATAAGTCAGCACCGGATTGCTTGTTCTGCCCGAATGACCCGTCGGGCGCGGGAAAAACTATGGCTCCCCCTCTGCCTCATGCAGCTTTGGGGGCATATCCCGCCCAGCACCGGCCGGACGAGAAAGTAGAAAGGAGGAAAACATGAATTTCAGGCTTTTGAGTTTCAGCCCTTCGGGGCTTTGCTCAATATCATTGTACTACATTTATTTCGTCTTTTTCGTCAACTTCACTTTTCCGTAAAAATGCGTTATGTTTGCGCCTCGGATATTGCTCGTCCGTTTCACCCATACTAAACGCCACCTGTTGCCAAGACAGCCCATTCACATACCGCAAAGATAGAATCATCCGCATCTGCGCATCATCTACGCTTGCTATGTATCGATTCAGCCGGTTATATTCTATTACCGACTGACGCACCTTGAGATTAATCAAGTCCCTCTGTTCGGCGATCAGGATACCCAAGTCACCGATTTTATCATGTACGCCCGACACATGCGGCAGTCCGGTGATCTTTGCCGTACATCCTGCTGCTGCCGCCTCAAGCTCTGACAGCTTCCGTTTCTCTTCCTCTATTTCTCTGTTCAGCCAATACAGTTGCGACAGTTCCTTTTTGGTCAAGCTCTTCTCCCCTCCACTCGTCATATTTTCTTCTGCGCGCGAGCATTTCAAGCATTTCAGGTGAGTAGTCAGTCACTTTGTTCCCGTTCCCACGCTTTCTTTGCTTCCTCCGGCGTACTATATCCCCCGTCAATAAACAGCCTCATTGCTTCGCTCCCATCCCCGTACCGGTATTGATACGGGGTGTCTCCGCGGTATTTGATGTAGAGGTCAGGCATGGTTATCTTC